CATTGTCAATCGTTGGCTAAGAGATAACGAGAAACCAGACAACATGATCTTGATATATTCAAACCCTAAGAAAGGACACATCATGTCCAAACCGCCAAGGGGTTTTGATAAGACATTCAACAATGTTCAAGAGGATGAATTTACAGATCGTCAAAACTGTACAGGTCAACAATGCAAAGATTGTCGTCTATGTTACACCATCGGCAACATGGTTGACACAATCGTAGAGAAAGTGAAAAAGTATTAAGAAAGGGTTGACATCTTGGACAGATTGTTTCAGTCTGTCTATACATGCTAACCTGCATGACAACAAAACCTTAAACAAACAGGAGGCTATCATGCCAAACACTATCAACGAAAAAATCTATGCACCATACACAAAGCACATGACACGTGCAAAGACTTACACATACCGTACAGGCTACGAGGTAATTGATCAGGCACTTGTCAAGGACTATTACCGCAAGTCAATCCGTCAGATTGCTGATGATCTCAACGAGTACGATCAACGTGTGATCTATCGTATCCAAGTCTTGTTAAAGATTGGTGTCTTACCGATCAGCAAGAACAAAGCAAAACAAATCGCCGCAATGTTGAATGCCTAAGTATCTCTACAACATCGGGATAGGGTTGTCTGTCACACTGAACGCAATACTTGGCGGTCAACCCTTTCAGACATTCAGTGCCAGAAACTACGTCTGGTACCTGAATGACAAGAGAAACCTTGTCTGGTTGATAGACACAATGCTAGGCAAGGATCACTGTTGGGAATGTTTCAAGAACTGGAAATATGGATATGACTAATTACAATCTAAGAATGACAACACAACTAAACACGATAACAAAACGTGATGAGTATCTTTTATGGAATGACGTAACAAGTAATGAGTTCTGGATTACGTTTGAAAGTAAGAAAGACTGTTTAGAGACAATAGAAAGACTGTTGACTATGCAGGGTATCCTGTTAAGAACTGGTGGTTATTATGATGACGATGATGAATAATGAACTATGGGGTAGAACCTTGAAAGACTTCTTGCTTGCCATGTTCAACTATGATATGGTCTGGAAACCAACTAAAGAAAATGAAGAGGTACCATTCTAATGCAAACACCATATAGAAACCACTGGTTCCAGATGCACTATGATGAAACAATAGAGTTGATGGAAAACCCTGATGATCTGTACACGGATAATATTAATAGTTATATTGACCCTGCGCAGAGCACAGCCCTATTATACGAAGAAAATCAGGATTGTCAAGATGGAAAATGAACAAGCTGAAAAAAGATGGGATGATGAAATTAATAAACTAGACTGGTATGAGAGAGGGGCTATTGACGTATATTATAATAACAAATCTATGTATCCCTCGACCTTGACAAAGGAACAGAAAGCTGCATACTGGAACGGATACAACGACGAACCGTATGGAAGGAAAGACTATGGATACGATGAAGAGTGACAGTGTCTTTGTCAAACATGAACCCTGCCCTGAGTGTGGATCGAAGAACAATCTAGCACGGTATTCAGATGGTCATGGGTACTGTTTCGGTTGCGAATACTGGGAAGCAGGAGATGATATGGAACAACGGATCGACAGAGCATTTAAAGATGCCGAAGTGGTCACACTAGAAAAGATGACAGCTATCTACCGTGGGATGCGTGGCATCACAGCAGATACAATGAAGTTCTTCGGGTGCTACACATACCTGAACAGCAAGGGCGAGGAACAGTATCAGGACTATGTCTATCCATCAGGCGGTATCAAGTCCCGACTATTCCCGAAAGACTTCCGTGCGAAGGATGGGTTCAAGTCAGACGAACTATTCGGTATGAACCTCTGGAACGCAGGGACATCCAAGACTGTGACCATCACAGAGGGTGAGTTGGATGCTATGTCTGTCTATCAGATGATGCACAACCCCAAGTACCCGAACCCTGTAGTGTCTCTACCCTCGGCTAAACCATCACGCAAGCTGTGGGAAAACGTGCACGACTGGTTGTCGTCCTTCGACAAGATTGTATTGTCAATCGACAACGACGAGGCAGGGAACGCAGTTGCCCACAAGATTGCCAAGATGTACCCGAACAAAGTCTATCGTGTACCACACGACAAGTACAAGGATGCTAACGAGTTCCTACAGGCGGGTGCTACCCAAGAGTTCAAGGCTGCTTGGTTCAACGCCAAGAAATACACACCAGAGAATGTGATCAACACAACTGAACAGTTCCTTAGCCTATACAACAAGGCAGATGATCATGTCTATGTTGAGACAGGGCTTGCAGAGTTTGACGAGATGTGCTTGGGCTTGATGCAGGGACACTTCACCCTGTTCAAGGCACAGACAGGTATCGGCAAGACTGAGTTCATGCGCTACCTAGAGTACCGTATCCTGAGTCATTACCCTGATATCAAGATAGCCATATGGCACATGGAAGAAACTAAACTACGGTCACTGCTAGGGTTGGTGTCGTACCGCCTGAACGATAACCTTACACGCAAGGACTTGATCGAAGACAAACGTGCAGACGTTTTTGTACAGGCTGCTATCGAAGAGTTGACTAAAGACGAGAGACTATACCAATTTTATTTGAATGATGAGGATGACCCCCTTGACTTATTGTCTCAGATAAGGTATCTATCACAAGCCTGTGGTGTACAGTATGTGTTCTTCGAACCGATACAGGACATCAGTGCAGGTGTAGCGGCAGAAGAAAGCAAGGAACAGTTCCTAGCTGACCTGTCAGTAAGGCTGTCCAAGTTGGCAGCAGAACTAGGGGTTGGTATCGTGACTATCGGACACACAAACGATGATGGTGCTGTCAAGTACTGCCGCATGATCGAACAACGTGCGTCTGTTGTCGTGGACTTGAAGCGTGACAAGCTATCTGAGGATGCTGATGAACGCAACACGACTAAGCTATTGGTCACAAAGAACCGTCCAGTAGGACCGACAGGTTATGCAGGACAACTGAAGTTCAACCCATCCACCTTTACATTAAGCGAGAAACCAGATGACTTTTGATTACATGGCGACAGCCGCAGGGGTGTTGTATTGCCTAGGTATCTACCTGCACTACATACACGTGGCTACGATCTTTCACCTCTTGGAACGAGAGGGTGAAATGAATGTTAATCGTGCAAGAATGCATAGCCTGTTATGGCCTTGGACTGTAATCCAGTGTATCTGGCATGACATATTTGGAGCACCTGATGATGACTAAGAGGTGTACTAAATGTGGTGAGGTTAAACCTTATGAGATGTTTTATAGACAGAGAGCTAGAAAGGATGGTCATAGACCCGATTGTAAGGCTTGTAGACAGGTACTGGAAAAAGCTTACAACGAAGCTAACAAAGAGAAGATAAGTGAGTATAATAAAGCTTACAGAGAGGCTAACAAAGAGAAGATAAAGGAGATTAAGAAAGCTTACCAAGAAAATAACAAGGAGAAGATAAGTGAGATTACTAAAGCTTACTATCAAAATAACAAAGAAAAATCTGCGGAGCTAAGTTCAAGAAGAAGAGCACTTAAACGTAAAGCAATACCTAGGTTTCTTAAAAAATGTGATGTAGAAAGACAAAGGTTAAAAAAAATATTCAAACTACGTGAAGTAATCTCTCTAGCAACTGGCATTGAACATCACGTGGACCACATGTGGCCTCTGTCAGACGGTGGCCCTCACTGGTCAGGAAACTTACAGATAATACCTGCAAAAGAAAACTTGACTAAAGGAACTTCTGTCTGTAAGGTAACCAAGAGGAACATCAAAGACAGTCTAAGGATTGCAAGGAAAGAATATGAAAACAGTAGCAATGGACATTGAAACAGAAAGCCTAGACCCACAGTACATCTGGGTTATCTGTGCAGAGGATGTTGACACGGGTGAACGTGAGACATTCTGTAACCTGACAACCATACCAGAAGAAAGGGATCGCTTTGTTGAGTACTGCAATAATTGTAGCAGTTTTGTTTTTCATAATGGTCTTGGCTTTGATGTACCAGTGATAAACAGGCTGTTGGGTCAGACAATACCCGAACAGAAAGTCATTGACACCTTGGTTGTCTCTCGTCTGGTGGACTACACCCTAGATGGTGCAGGTCACAGCCTCAAGGCTTGGGGTAAACGACTAGGTGATTTCAAGATAGGGTTCACAGACTTCTCTAAACTCTCAGACGAGATGATAGAGTACTGTCAACAGGACGTAACCGTTACCGTCAAGGTGTATCAACACTTTAAGAAAGTCATAGAAGACCCTGAATGGCAAGAGTCTTTACGTTGTGAACATGACATACAAATCCTGTGTGAACAGATGCACGACAACGGATTCTACTTCGATCAGGATAAAGCAGAGGAGTTACTCGGTGAAATACAAACAAGAATGGAAGACCTTGAACAGGGTCTTCAAGAAGACTTCCCGCCTAAACTTACAGAGGTCAATCGTATCAAGTACAGACGGAAAGCAGATGGTAGTTTATTCTCTAGTGTCACCAAAGCACAAGAGAAATATTTTGCAACGGCACTCGACAAATCAGTTGACCCAAACGAATTAGTGTGCTATGAGTACATCCCATTTAATCCTGCCTCACCCAAGCAACGCATCGAAAGATTGTGGGAAGCTGGATGGGAGCCGTTCGAGAAAACGAAAGGACACATTGAGTATGACAGAGAACAACAACGAAAGTATTGAACAGGCAGAGAAGTGCTTCAAGTGTGGGGAGTTTAAACATAGGAGTCTGTTTAATAAAAGACTTAATAGTCGAAACGGTCTTCAAAGCTGGTGCAAATCTTGCCTAAAAACCTACCGTGAAGCTAATAAAAAAGTTTCCGCAGAATATGCCAAAGCTTACTATGAAGCCAACAAAGAGGCTATCCTATCACAGAAGAAAGCTTACAGGAAAGCCAACAAAGAGGCTATCCTATCACAGAAGAAAGCTTACAGGAAAGCCAACAAAGAGGTTATCGCAGCAAAGAAGAAAGTTCATTATGAAGCCAACAAAGAGGCTATCGCAGAAAAACATAAAGCTTACAGGGAGGCCAACAAAGAGGTTCTTCTAGCAAAGAAGAAAGTTCATTATGAAGCTAACAAATCTTATTATATTGAGAAGTCTTTATCACGTAAAGCAAGGAAAAAGACGAACACCCCTAAGTTTATTCGTGACTGCTCAGTAGACAAGAAACGCAGAGTGTTTGCATATAATCTATCTCGACTACTAACAGAAACTACAGGTATCCAACACCACGTAGATCACATGTGGCCTATCTCTGACGGTGGCCCACACTGGTCAGGTAATTTGCAGGTGATCCCTGCTGTTGACAATCGATCTAAAAGTGATAACGTCGATGAAGAAATCAAGAAGACAATCAAGGAGGGTTTGGAGTATGCAAGACGAGAAAGCAAGAGGGGCTAAGTTTGCCAAGTACGGATGGACACTATCCGAGGCAAACCTTAGCACACTGCCTGAGACAGCCCCAGCAGGAGGCAAACGTCTTGCCGAGTGGTTGACCCTTGAGGGACGCCGATCCTCACTGGTGGAGTGGCTAGGCCACTGTGGTGACGATTCACGTATTCACGGTAGCTTTGCACACATCGGTGCATGGACAGGACGTATGTCACACCGCAACCCTAATCAGGCTAACATCCCTGCTGAGTTCCACGGTGAACCGAAGACAGAAGTGGAGAAGGTTAAGGCTAAGTATGACGGACAGTTCCGTGCCTTGTGGTGTGTCCCTACGTTCTCTTACCTAGTAGGTACAGATGCTGAGGGCATCCAGTTGCGTGTACTCGCACACCTGATGCGGTCAGAGGAATACGTCCATGCTATTGTGTCAGGTAAGAAGGAAGACGAAACTGACATCCACAACCTGAACCGTAAGGCTCTAGGGATGTCACACATCACACGTGACATGGCGAAGACATTCATTTATGCTTTCCTGCTTGGTGCTGGCAATGCTAAGATTGCACAGATACTCAAGGTAAACCAGAAGGAAGCAGGTCAGGCTGTTGAGAACTTCATGGAATCTATCCAAGGTCTGTCTAAACTAAAGAAGCAACGCATACCTGAGATTGCTAGTCGTGGTTGGTTCAAGGGATTGGACGGACGTAAGGTCAAGGTACCCAATGCACACAAGACACTGGCAGGTATGTTACAGAATGGTGAGTCTGTCATCATGAAACATGCTGCATTACAGTGGGTACACCGTGCGAAGAGACAGTGGATCGACTTCAAGCTAGTGACTTGGCCTCACGATGAATGGCAGACAGAGGTGACAGGTACGATGCGTGATGCTGAACTCTTGGGTGAGATACAACGTCAGGCAATCGTTGACACTGGTAAGAACTTCAACATGATCTGCCCACTTGCAGGATCGACTGACATCGGTAAGAACTGGAGAGATACACACTAATGATATGGATTATTTCTTTATTCCCTGTCATTTTTTGCTTGACAATTAACTTAATAGTTGCTATATGCAATTCAGAAGCAGCCAAGAAAGGAGATTACCGTTGGCTAAATACAAAGAAGTAACTACTACAGGCCCAATCGAGTGGGCTAAAATCTTCGAGGACACTCGTGACATGACAGGTTATGAGGGTGCATACGAAGAGTGTAACGGTGCGTATACCGTTAATCAAATTCTCGACAAGACTGAGTATGACAAACTAAAGTCAGCTGGCACACAGAAGAAACCGAACCAGCGTCGGTTGATGGATGGTGAGTTGGTTGTCAAGTTTGAACGTAAGCACCTTGTCGTGACAAAGGATGGCCGTGAGATTCCACAGGCAGGTGGTGCTCCTAAGGTTACTGACTCTGATGGTCAGGTCTGGGATGCAGACATCAACGGTGGTATCGGTAACGGTTCTATGGCGGCTGTGACAAACTTGATCACAACCTTTCAGGGTAGCGATGGCAAGACATACTCACGTACAAGTCTTGTGTCAGTCAAAATTCTGGAACACGTTCCAATCCCTGAACGTGAAGATGACGAGATTGAAGCAGCCTAGTTTCTCCTCTCCAACTTGGCAGGGCTTCACGGCCCTGTCCTTTTTAATGGGATAGTAAATTGAAAAAGTACGCAGTGATGATAAACGTAGATGGTGACTTGATGTATGTCTCAGGCAATAATCCCTTTACAATACATGATGAACCACTATGCTTTGAAACGGTAGAGGAAGCACAGGAAGAGGCAGACAACTGGAACACAGCTATGTTAGTCGAGTTGACTTTCGATAAAGAAAAGCTAAACTAATGTTTGAGGTTGGTGGTCTTGTATGGTGGCAGTGGTGGATTATATTAATGGTAACAATCAACACCATGATAAATGTTATCGTGTTCTTTAAACATAGATTCAAAGGGAAACAAGATGATTGAAGTTACATACATTGACCACATGGGTAGTGACCTATCTGTGGTGAATGCAGCAAGGGTATCCTTCGGTAAGAAGTCTGACTGGCTACCCAGAGTACACAATGGTGCAGCTACAGAACGTATACGTGTCAAGTCTGATGGTGATGTCGTATTTAATGGTGCACCAGAGGCTAAGGCATTGTCAGCTAAAGATTGTAGACTGATTGCATACCTAGCCAAGCACAAGCACATCAGCCCATTCGGACATGCCTTTGCATCGTTTCACGTCAAGGCACCAGTGTTCGTTGCACGTCAGTTAGTCAAGCATAAGTTCCTACGCTGGAACGAAGTGTCTCGTCGTTATGTTGATGATGACCCTGAGTTCTATGTACCTGATCAGTGGCGTGGACGTGCTGATAATGTG